ACAGTCTGCTGTAATCGCGGCATGGCTTTCCTTGAGAGTCTCAATGCAATCGGCATCGAGAGCCGCGTCCGGCTGAACGGGCGTGAACTCAATCACGCCGCGCTCAACGCGGATTCGGTTTTCCTGAAGGACTTTCGCCACTTCTTTGGAATCGCCTCTAAGAATATAGTCCATGACTTACGCTTTCTTGATGGCGGTTTTTAGGGCGCTGATGCTTCCGTAAGAGAATGCCCACGGACAGAATACCGGCACAATCTCTTCGGCCTGGGCCAGAAGCACGACCTGATTTTTGAGTTTGGTGTTAACGTCGTCGGCCCACTCTGCTGTAAGCGGAGTATAGTCGATGATCTGGGCGCCGCGCTGCATGTCTCCGAGGAAGTATTTGCCCACCGGCATACCGCTGTAAGGCACGACGCGGAGGCCGCCGATGACAGGGTTGCCGTTGATGTCCTTGACCACTTCGAGACGGTTGCCGTCGGTAGCCTTTTCACAGCGGATGGAGTTGATGGTAATGGGGTTGAGCACCAGTACGGTGGGAACGAACTGGGCGTATGTCATCACCGATATAGCCGTCTCCAGCGCGTCGATGCTGTTGGGCGATTCGATGCTCTGATATGCTCCGTTCTTGAAAGTGAGTTTCAGCGCAGAGGCGTCGGCGGCGAGAAGCGCGTCGGTGTTGGAGTCGGCGAGCTTGGCTCCTTCGAGGAAGATGCGGCGGTCGTTGACCTTGATCACATCGTAGGTCTTGTTGAGGTCTGTATTTGTGACAGCGGATGAGCCTGTCACCTTCAGACCTTCTATGTGCAAGTCGTTGGGTTCCTTGAGTTCCACGATAAGACCGTTCTCGACAGCCTCGATGGACAGCACGCCGCCGGCGGCCACTGTGAAGATGGCATCGGAGATTATCTTCTCGATAGGCATGACACCTTCGTAGCGCGTGATACCTTTGAGGTTGTCGCCGGAGCCGTCGCCGAAAAGAATCTGGAAGTCCTCGGCATCGCGGACGCCGGAGAGCAGGCAGTTCATGACATAGCCACGGAGATAGGTCTTGCACTTGAGCGCACGCTTGGACAGCTTGAAGTGGTGGCCGACGCGGGAAACCTGGGCGGTTTCCTCCTTGATGCTGAGGCTCGATTCGGGCAGCATGCCGTTTTCGGGCACATAGCGGGCGTTGCGGTCCACTTTGTATATCTGCTGGAAAGCGAAGATGGGGAATTCGGGATCGCCGGGGAGTACGGTTGCGAAATCTCGCACATGGAGCTTCTTGTCAGTGGCTTGGGTCACGACACGGTTGCTCTGCTGTGTCATGGTGAGTGTTCCGCCGGGGACCACGTTGCCGGTGAGAGAGATGTCCTTGAAAGCGAAAGAGCCTGACGACTTCTCACGGTCGTTGATAAAGTCCTGCATCTTGGGCGAATCGTACATCTCGTCGAAAGCCTCGTTGAATTTGCTGATGAAATCGAGGCTTATGCCGCGCTTCTTCATTTTGTCGAGAGCTTCGGACAGGCTCTTGACCTGATCAATGAGTTCCTTGTTCTCTTTGGCAAGAGATGTAAGAGTTACACCGTCCTCGGCTACGAAAGGCTTGAGAGCCTCTTTGAGCGCGGCGGTGTCGACTACATCGCCGACACTCTTGTTTATTGCGTCGGTGAAAGCACCGAGTAGAGTTGTGACGAACTGTTTCTGCTCGTCAGGGAGACCGGCGGTCTTGACACCTACAATCTCCTGTACTTCTTTGATTGTTAATTTTGCCATAATGCACTATGAAATTAAAATGGTGATTGTTTACTTTTGGGTGGCGGCGTTGAGTGTCGCCCAGAACGAGGGCGACGGTGCCGGAACTTCGGATGATTTCTTTTTGGCGTCATCATCTTTCTTGCCGGGTTTCTTCTCCTCGTCCTCCGGCTTATCTCCGGCATCGGGTTTTGTGTCCTCGGGTTTCTTTTCCTTGGTCTCGGTGGACTCGGGAACGAGAAGGCCGTTGTTGCGGAATACACGGGACCAGCAATAAGGGCAGCGCACATATGCGAAAGCATCGGCGATGCTCTTTGTGGTCAGTTCTTTCTTGGTAGCCGCCATGCCGTCGATAATCGAGGACACGGCCGCCTGAATCTCGGGGCGGTAGCGGTCTATCTGGCGGCGGGCCTCATTGCGGGCGATAGACGATACGAACTCTAACGCCGCGTCTTGTACTTCCTGCGAGAAAGTATGCTCCGGCTCGTTGTCGTAATCGAACTGATGACCGCAACACGGACACGTCACTATCAAACCGCCCCCAAGTGATTTGAGTAGCAGGTTGAGTTCCATATCGTAGTTTTTAAGTCGCTCGTCGGAATATCCGTGCTGCTTGAAAGCCATTCGGATAAGTTCCACGGCATCTCTGATCTGGTCCTCGGTGGCGCTCTTCAGTCCCACAAGGAACGTCTGGGGATTGGCTCCCCATCCGGTCAGCGTGGAGTATTCGAGCATCTTCCACCTCACTACCTTGCGGCGGTCCTCCTCATCACGAGCGAGAGCCTTGACACCGATGGAGTGTTCAAGGGTGCGTCCGGCATCGCGGAAGAGTTTGTAATCTTCCAGAATGTCGCGGCCTATCTGCTTTTTGAGGTTGAGTTGCCCGGTCATGATGAGGTTGTTGTCTTTCTCCTCGCCTGACAGCGGCACACCTAAAAGCTGGCGCGTGTCGTGGTTGAGATACCACCGCATTTTAGCTATGTCATCGCGTAGAGTGTCCGCGAATGACCCCGGCATCGAGATGTCGTGCTGTGCGTCCTCGATGCCTATACCGTTCACCCCTACGGTGACGATACCTTTCTCAGATACATCCAGCGCTTTTGTTTCGTACTGGAGGTTAATCATCTGTTCTTTCATTGTTTTCTCCTTTCGAGGGTTTGTTATTTAATTGATTGTTTCCGGCATTGTTTTCACCGGGCCGGCCGGTGTTTATCTGTATCGGTGAGGCTTGGGCCTTTATCACACTGTCAACCCTGGCTATCTCTTCGGGGGTCATCTCGAACTTAGTCTTGTCGAAGATGTCTCCATCGAGTGCGTCCTCATGTATCTGTGAGCGCCAGTCGTTGATGGATATGAGGCCGTTGTTGAACTGCGACAGACAACGCTCGTTGGTGAGCTTCTTCACCTCCTCGCTCTCTTTGAGTCCTATTTGCAGACATGCCACGTCGCTGAAATCGCAGTCGAGATAAAGACCTTTCTGTTCAAGGCCGAGGAATGTCGTGAGAGCCTCACAGAACCGTTTGGCCGCCGGGATTATTACCGAGGTATAGACGCTTTTCTCGGCCGTGTCCTGATTGCTGAATGTCGATTGGTCTTTGCGAGGCACCAGAACAGAAGGGATGCCGAACACGGACGCTATCTTGATGGCATCTTCGAGTGTTTCATCAAACGGCTGCATCTCGGCTATGGACGAACTTGTCTTGATGAAGTTGACAGGGAGATCGGTAATCACATACGGCGATTTACCCTCTCCGAATCCGTATTTGCTGTTGAACTCCTTACGCAGTTCTTCCTTTTCGTTGGGTTCAAGGGCTACGGTTCCAGTCTCGTCTGATTTCTGGGCCACGATAAAACCGAGGGCGCCGCGTTTTAGATAAATCACGTTGCGGGCCTCATATACCGCTATGAGGTTCGCTATCGGCTTTTTCACGGCGAGCAGTCTGCTGTCGGCCTTGAGATAGCCGCTACCCTTTATCAGTTCGGGTATGCCGTCGCGGTCATGCCATATCTGGTAATAAGGGATGGTGAGGCCGGAATACGCGCCGAGGTCGAGGTTATAGCCTTTGATCAGTTCCTCAATCTTGGCTATGCCGAACATGGGGACGCCATAGCTGTACTCCATCGGCTTGACCGTGACGAGATGGGCCGGCAGACTCCAGTAGTTGGTGCACCACTGAAATTTTATGGCATCGGCGGTGATGTTATCCGGCATGGACGCTCGGAAAAAGGCGTTGCCGGTGGCCAGCTTATAGACGAAATGCTGATACACTATTTCGCGCCACGTCATGATCGGGTTCGGCTGTTTGAGTATGGTGTCGGCCCCGAGGCGGTTGCACCACACTATGCTGTCATCCTTTACCCTTTTCAAGTCAAAGTGAGCCTCCGATATGCGTTTGGCGATAAAGTCTATCGGCCAGAACACTTCCGGAATGGTCTTGAATAGCTGTATGAAGTTGTTGCCTACTACTGACGGACGGATTAGACCGTCGAGCATTGACACAATCTGATGGTATCTCCAAGCATCGACAACGTTGTTACCCCGCCCGGCCTGACTGTCGGATTGAGGGCTGGCCTGTGGTGCCGCATCCTCCTTGAC